TCTTATCTTTGCAATGAAGTCTAAGTTGGGTGGTCAAGGTTCTGCCGAAGCACTCTTCGACGAAGCACCTACCGGCTTCTCCCGTAACACGGGTCAGGCTGGCACTGCTGCTGGTGTTGGTTTCCCAATCTCCGGTGGTACTGGTGACCCTCTCGGTAATGCAGGCGGTTCTGTCGGTGTTGCTGGACAGGGTTCTGCTACTGGTGCTTCATTCGGTTCTGGTCTTACCACCAACCGTGCATCTACTCTCTCGTTTGAAGGAGCGTTGCCGGGTGCTACCTCTTCCTTCTTCGAAGAAGCAGATCGTACCTTCAGTGAGATGTCATTCTCAATCGACCGTCAATCCGTGGTTGCTAAGACCCGTGCATTGAAGGCTGAATACACCTCCGAACTCGCTCAGGATCTCAAGGCTGTTCACGGTCTGGATGCTGAAACTGAATTGGCTAACATTCTCTCGGCTGAAATCCTTGCTGAAATCAACCGTGAAGTTGTTCGTTCGATCTACAGAAATGCGAAACTCGGATGTCAGCAAACTGACCTCAGATTCCGTTCTGCCGGTGTCACCGCATTCGGTGCAGTCGGCGGCGGCGGCATCTATGATGTCGAATCTGACTCCGATGGTCGTTGGAGTGCTGAGAAGTTCCGTGGCTTGATGTTCCAAATCGAACGTGAAGCAAACGTCATCGCTAAGGAAACTCGTCGTGGTAAGGGTAACTTTATCGTCACGACTTCCGATGTCGCTTCGGCACTTGCCATGTCTGGTTTCTTGAACCTGACCCCAACACCTGACATCAACCTCGATGTTGATGATACTGGTAACACGTTTGCTGGTACTCTGAATGGTAAGATCAAGGTTTACATTGATCCTTACACCAACTCTGGCTCAGATTTT